CTTTGAATGTCGGCGAGCGTGGTGCCTTCCGATGCGTTGTGACACCAATCCTGGCGCTGGAACTCGGCCAGTTGGGTGCGTGTCGGCGTGGCTTGCGGCTCGCGCTTTGCTTTGACTTCCATGATGATCCCTCTCTCTGGTTGAAAAAAAGGCCGGGGATTGCCCGGCCTGGAAGTGGCCCCTGCAAAGGGTCAGTTGGCTGTGGACGTGTTCAGCGACCCGGTGGACAGTGACGCGCCCGCCGTCGAGACCGAAACGATAGCGCCCAGGAACGTCTGCACCGAAGAACCCAGCGAACTGAACTGGCAGCCCATGACCATGTCGCCTGCGCGCATGCCGAGGTAGAACCCGTCGCTGAAGAAGTTGGTGGCCGTGAGGTCCGTGGTCAGGTTCGTCGATGCGTAGAACCACAATCCACCACCCGCACCGCCTGGCGCGTTGGGGTTGTTCGCCGCGGTTGAACCCTGCGTCGACAGGAACTGCGTCGAACCCGAGATGACGGGGTTTGCCGCCATCCCGGATGCGATTTGACGCGGCGGGTTGGAAACCGAAGATGCTGAAGTGGTGCCGAAGTAGCTCATGGTGTGTACTCCTGGGTTGAGGGGTTAGGCCAGAGCCGAGCCGTCGGCCGTGATCACCACGACGCCGGTGTTCTGCAACAGCAGGGCGCCCATGTACGCACTTGCGCGCGCCCACGAGTAATCCTGTTCTTCGTCGCGGCCCACCGGGGTCTGCATGCCCGCCGTGTCGATCGCATGGCCGGCTGCGGTCTTGTGGTACAGGAACGACTTTTCAGACGTGGTGCCCTTGCCTGGCAGGTTCGGGTGCTCGATGACGAGCGCATTGCGCCACCGATAGGCCGGCGGTTGATCGCGCCAACTCGGCGTGTCCCCGGCATACGGTCGCAGTTGCACGTAGGTCGCGCTGGAGAACTCCGGCGCTTGCTCCAAGTAGCCCAGGAATGACGGCTGGCACAGCAGCGTAATGTTGCTGTCCCACGGCACCGAGGCGTTGCTGAGTTTCACGCGGGCGTTTTGGAACAGGTTCACCGACGGCAGGGTCGTTGCACTGCCGATCGCCACGGTGCCGGTGTTGAGCGAGGTGATGATCAGATCGTCGATCTTGCGGTTCATCACCGCCATCGTCGTCATCTGCATGATCGCGCGCTGGTTGCCTTGCGACGCGAACACGTTGAACCCGTCCTTGCGAACGAGGTCGTGCCACTCTGCCAGCGTGCAGGTGTTTTGCGTGTTGCTGTCGTTGCGGGCTGGAATACGCCCGTTGATGCCGCGGGTCTGGGCGGATGCACCACCGGAACCTGCAACCAGGAAGACGGCCTGCTGGCCCTTGATCACCGCGTCGGTGGTGACCGTATCGCGAAGCAGAGATTGGTTCTGCTCGAATGCTTCGACGTACTCCTGACGGTACTGAATTTGGAATGCAGAATCAGAGATGATATTCCCCTTGGCCCCGCTATTTCAGCAAGGCATTGACGAAGTCGATCGGATGTGAACCGTTCGCTCGGGGTTTCCGTCATGGCGGCTGCCCAGGGTGTCCTTTCGGCGCTGGACGAGGCCTTTCGGCGCCTCGCGTGGGTCTTGCAGGGGCGAGTGTCCGATTGCACTCGACGAGTTGTCAAGGATCAGTGTTTGAATGCGTTCAAGCCTTCATCCGGCCTTGATCGTCCATGATGCCCATTCGCTGAGCCGCAGAGATGAGTTCGCGCTCTTTGACCTGCGTCGCCGTGTCCTTGTTGTACTCGCCGCGCTTCTCGCGCCGGAACTTCGAAATCGCTGCGAGCTGCTCCTTGATCGAACCGGTCGGGTCCGATCCGCCGCCAGGCAATACCAAGCCAGTCGGGTTTTGCGTCAGCGCAACGCCGAGCAACATCTTCAACGCCTCGGGTGAACTGCCGATTGGCGTTCCATCGGCCAATCGCCCTGACAACATGTTTTCCTTCATGTCCGTCGATCCCGAGCCGTCCAGCAATTGATGCACCAATCCCATGTTGCGCCTGAACTCCGTGCCCCACTCGGCGCGCAGCGTGTCTTCGCTGGCGGATTGGATTCGCAAGTCTTCACCGGCCTGATGCGCAGCAGCCTCGGCTTTCAGTTGCGGCCAGACGCCCACGATGGCCTTGACGACGTCGGGTGAAGCATTCACGCCGTGGGCCGCTTCAAGCACCTTGTTGATGAGCGCCTTGTCGCTGTCGTCGATCGCAACGCCTTTCAGATCGTAGGCGTCGGCTTTGTCAGGGATACCGTGACTCTTGCGGTACTCGGCGATTTCTTCGACCGATGCGCCTTTCTTCAGCGTCGGCTTTAGCTCTCCGGCCGAGACCCGAGACTCCAACGCCCGAGCTTTCTTCCACACGTCCTCGGGCGAGCCATAGCGTTGCAATTGGGCCAACGTCTTCCCGTCCCCAGCAGCGAGCCTCTCGCGCCAGTCCGGCGCCCAGTAACCGGGCTTGTCGCCATCGTCAGAGGCTGCCACGCCTGCGGCAGGCGCCGGGCTTGGCGCTGGCCCAGGAGCAGGGCTTGCTGCCGGGGCCGCCGGCGCGGGTCCAGCTGCTGGCGCCGCGGCGGGCGCTGGTGCGGCCGTTACGACCGTGTCATCTGTTGCCATCTCATCCCTCCTTCAGGGTTGCCACATCAACGCGAACCGCTCCGAGGATTTGGTCCGCCACGAAAAGTCTACCCAGTGCGAATGTCGTGTCGCGATCATTTGGGTGATACGGAAACTGCGCCTTGCCCCCAGCTTCGAACACGATCCATTGAAACGCCATGCGCTGCTGGTGATCGCTCGCGCGACCATCGTTCAAGGCCTTGATCGCCACGGCCACGGCCAGAGGCAGCACCGCCGGCTGCGCGGCGGGCACTTGCGGCAGCGGCTTGAACTCGCGCGGCTTGGTTGGCGGTTCCTCGGGCGTGCGTCGTGCCATCGTTTCAAGCCGGCGCCGCTACCGGAACGCCGCCCTGCATCACTCCGGCCTGGCCCAGGTTCTTGGCGACTTCGGAACCTTGCTGCATTGCGGCCAAGGTCTGCGCCTTTTCCTGCTGCTGCGCCTGCGCCGCCTTCGCTTCCTTGACGAACGATTCGCTGTTCAGCCAACGGGCCGGCGTGCCGATGCCGTTCAACGCATCGCGCAGCGCGACTTCCGCCTTCTGGACAAACGCAGTGGACGGATCAATCGCGATCGCGCCCGCCATCAATTGCTGCGCCTGCTGATAGATTTGCCCCTTCTGCTGTTCGATCGCATCGTGCAACGGACTCTCGAACGTGAACTGAATTTCAGCCGCTTGCAACGCCTTCGGCCACCCGCGCCGATCGCCGAATGTTCCGCGTCGCGACAGCACATCGAATGTCTCATCGCACAACGCGGCGTTGTACTCGGCCTCCATCGGTTCGAAGAGCGGCAGCGCATTGCGGACATACTCCTGCACATGCTGCCCCACCTCATAGGCAGTCATCGCCGCCGTGCGCTCCGGTAGTGATAACTTGTTCAGGTAGAAGGCCGAGTAGATCATCTCGCGCGTGTCGCGGTTCATCTCCACGCCATAGGTGAGCCCGCGGAAGTCCTGCCCCAGCGGGCGCAGCGCGTCTCCCGTGCGCTCGTCGTAGTCCGCGTCGATATAGGTCACGCCACCCGCATAAAGCGCCATGTCCGACTTGATCGCGTCCTGCGTTGCGACGATTGGCGGGTTCGCTGCCTTCTCGCCCACCTCGAGCAGCGTCATCGTCATGGCCTGGATCAGCCGCGCATCGGGCAGCGCACAGACCGTCGCCGGGCTGTAGGCATACTGAGACCCAGACACGGTCTGCCACCTGGGAATGACGTAGTACCGGCCCCAGATCGGAGTCTCTTCGAGGATCGTCTTGTTCGCAATGTCGTAGACGATTGACCAGCGCAGCATTCCACGCGGAATCGTCTTGTCGTACATGTCCCCAGCGACCACCATGTGAATGCACTCGACCGTTTCGAAAGGCTTGATCGCGTCCAGTCTCGTGACCTTTGCATCCACCGTCTTCGGGTACATCCGCACCAGCGTTTGCGCGGTCGGCTTCCACTTCCGAAACACCGTCGCGATGTTGCCCTCTTCGTCCTCTTGCCAGCACATGTCGCGCAGGTGCCAGCAGCGATACAGCATCCCGTTCCCGAGTTTGTTGATCTCCACCGAAATGACGGTTTGCCCAAATGCGGCGAAGTCGTGGTCGCCCTCCTTCGTCGCTCGCGTGAACTTGGCAATCGGGTCGTACATCGCGCGCCGCTGCGTGCGCTCGAACCATTGCAGGGCCGCCTTGGTCTCGTTGTCCGTTCCGTCCATGTCCACGTGTCGAATGGAGGTATGAAACCACGGCCGAGCCGTCGGGCGAAGCATCACCGAGAACTGATCCCCAAGGCTTCGGCGGCATTGAAGCGGGTAGCTCGTCAACAGATCGGCGGCGAAGTCGGTCCCCATGGAGCGCCCTGCGGTGAAGTCGGCGCGCTCGACGTAAAAATTCTCACTGATTTCCTGATGAAGGGAATTTAGCGGACCCTTCTTGGTGAACAGGTCTTCCGCCAATTCGTGAAGGGCCTTTGCGTCCATTGCTCAGCCCCCAAGTTTGTCAGAAGTGAGCACCGTCGACGCTCGACCGCGGCGCGTCATCTGATCCGCCAACGATCGGCGCCGCGCTTCCGCTTGGGCCTTCGCGTCTGGCATCCCAACAA